TTGCGGTCTTCAACGGCACCACCGGCAAGCTGATCCGGGATACGCACATCGCCTATCCCGCAAGCCCCTCACTGACCAATGTCGGCAAGATGAATGTCGGCGGCTTCCCCGAGGCCAGCCAGATCCCAAGCCCTGTGGTGCAGGGGATGTCGGTGATGGTCGCGGTGCCGGCCAGCGCCACCAACGCACCGTGGCCCAATACCGGGATCAGCTCCTACATCACCAACGCCAACCCGACAACGGAGTCGAGCGTCGCCTCGCTGTTCGGGTTTGCCGGGCAGACCGCCAACAACGGCGGCGCCTCGTTCGGGTTGAACGTGATCGCGGCCAACTGCGCGGCGGTCAATTGCCCATACGGGTCCGGTTTCAGTACCGGGACGATCGTCGGAGCCGAGATCGACCTCAATCAGCGCAAGACCGGGACGACGACGCCGGTCGGACAGGCGGTCGGGCTTTTCGTTACCGGCGACAGCGAGAGCATCCCGGCCAACGGCTCCTATGCCGTCAAGGTCAAACATTTCGGCATCGGGCTGAATGTGCCCTGGCTGGTAGGCTTTCAGACCGACGACGGGGCGGCGCAGACCGGCATCACGGTCGGCGCACTGAATACGACCGGGGCGAGCGACAGCCAGTATCTGACGTGGAAGGGCAACAACGGCACCGAGCCGATCTTCATGGCGGTGCAGCTATTGCAGGACCACTACCTCAACTTCATCGACAGTCCGACCCCTGGCGCCGGCGGCATCCGGGCGCAGCACGTCGATGCATCACTGTCGTACCAGCTTGCCGGGACGACCCTCGCGACCTTCGCCGCCACCTGCATGAACGTGGTCAATGGGACAGGGCCAAGCATGAGGATGTGCGGAACGCCCGCCAACACTGTCTACCGCAACGCACTGCACCAGTTTCAGAGCGTGGACGGGCTCCAAACTTTCGCAGTGTTTCAGCCTATCGCCGGTCCCGGTTCAACTGGAATGGTGCTGCAAGTGAATAATGCCAGCGGCGCCGCTCTTCAGCAGGTGACGCTGGGCGCCGCGGACAGTGCCGGGCCGGGGTTCAAGGTTCTGCGAGTTCCGAACTGATGCGGTGGATCGTCGTAGGGCTGGTGCTGGTGGCCGGCGCGGCATACGCGCAAGAGGCCAAGCCTGTAGCGCCAGCGGTGCGCAACGCCGTGCTCGCCTATCAGCAGATGGGCGCCGGGCTGGAGACGCTGTCAGCCTACTACGAGGCGCGCATCGAAGAACTGAAACGGCTGTGCGGTGATCCCTGCAAGGAGAAGTAATGGCTACACAGCTCGATGTCGCCAAAGAGGCGCTGGCCCAGATCGGTACGCGGTCGAAGATCACATCGCTGACCGACGGCAGCGCCGAGGCGACCTACATCAACCTCCTCTACGCCCCGATCCGCGACTTTCTGCTGACCGATGGCGATTGGGATTTCTCGTTTGTGGCGACTGGGATAACCAATGTAGGCACAGCCGCGCAACCGTGGATATACGCTTATTCCTATCCGCTGGACGCGCTGCGTATCCGCCAATTGTTTCCTGTAGACTATGATCCGCTCGACCCGCGCCCGGTGGAGTGGTCGATCTCCAACACGTTCGCCGTGCGGCAGATCAATACCCGCGTCGAGATGAACGCGCTCCACTATACGCGAGTGGCTATCGAAGACGTCTGGGACCCGATCTTTCGCCAGTCCTTTGTGCGGATGCTCGCATCGGCGCTGGCCTTTGCACTGGAAAACCGGATCGAGGCCAGCAAGGTGAAATTGGACGAGGCATTGGGCTTCGCCGGTATCGGCAAGCTGCGGGATATGTGACATGCAAAGTTATGGACAGCGTGCCGTTGGTTTTAGTTTCAATCCAAGCGGTAACCCAGACGTACAGCAAATGAAATTACTGTATGCGGAGGTTATCGACAGGCTCAGTGTGTTGCGAGACGACGTTTTGTCTCCAGAACATCGACGCTTGTGCTCGATAGCGATCACTGAAGCGCAGACCGCCCAGATGTGGGCTGTCAAGGCAATCACTTGGATTGATTGATGTCGATCGAGAGCATCGTCAACCAGTCGCTCGATCTGATCGGCTACAAGCGCCACGTCGGCTCGATCTGGGACGGGTCGCCAGCGGCACGGGTCGCGCTCAATGCCTATGCCGAGACGCGGGACGAGGTCCTTGCAGCAAAGCCGTGGCCGTTTGCACGAGACTTCGCCACCCTCGAATTGGTGACAGGGCCTCCTCCGTACCCGTGGCTCTATCGGTACAAGTGGCCGCTGCAGGCGATCCGATTGCTCGATGTCTTCCCATCCACCCTTACGCTGGATGATGCGCTGGACCCGACCCCGACACGGTGGCTCGAGGTACACGACGGCATCCAAGAAGGGCAACACGGCATCCTGACCAGCTTCTCACCGGCAATGGCAGCCGTGACCTGGCGTGTCACGGACCCCGGCATATGGCCGCCTGACTTTACGCACGTCGTCATCCAGTCCCTCGCCGAGAAGCTAGCTCGGGCGCTGGTCGGCGGCGGTGGTGGGGAAAAGCAAGATGAAGCCGGAAGACGTAGTCAATAACGCGCTCGAGATCATCGGGCACGAGCAGCGCATCGCATCGTTTTGGGACGGCTCACCCGAGGCGGTTGTGGCGCGGGATATGTGGAGCGAAACCCGCGATGCCTTGCTGGTGCGGACGCAACCGGACTGGGCGCGCGAGGATATACCGCTAACCGTAATCAAGACTGCCCCGCCTTATTACGACGAGCAAACACCGTGGATAGCCGGGAAGTACCCGGATCTGCCGTGGCTCTACGAGTATGCGCAGCCGGAAGCTTGCCTGGTGCCGTTGGCCCTCAAACCGAGGCCGCACACGCTGCCGGTTTGGCGACCGCGCCCCATGCGCTTCCGAGTAAAGACCGGTGAAGATCAGACCTACGTGTTGCTGGGCAACGACCCGGCGCCGATCCTTACCTGCATTGCCCATACCCATGACCCGGATATCTGGTACGAGGATTTCATCGAGCTAATGATAATAACGCTGGCGAAGAAGTTCGAGCGTCTCTTCGGCAACCAGAACAAACCGCCCCAACCGGAAGGGAGGCGCGATGCCAACGCAGCCTGAAGATATCGTTAACGAGGCCCTGGATCAGATCGGCGTCGAGGAGATTGGCGATCTGTACGAGGGCTCGCGTACAAGCAATGTGGCGCGGCGAGCGTATGACCCGATGCTGCGGTCGATGCATGCCGCGGCCCCATGGAACTTCGCCCGACGGCAACGCCAGATCGACATGCGCGGCGACGCGAGCGGTCAGTACCATGCCAATCGCAGTGTGCCGCTGCACTGGGCATACATGTACGAGTGGCCTAACGATTGCGTACACGCGAGATGGGTGCTTGGGCTGGATGCGTATGCGCTGGATGCGAGCGGTGCGCCGTTGGCCGCTGCTCCGGCGTGGGCGCGTCCATCCCCATTCATTGTGACCGACGCACCGCTGGTTAACGATATCGCGAGTGATTGGGATAGAACTGAAGGGCACAATCCTGAGTCCACAAAGGTTATTGCCACTAACGAACTCGGTGCAATATTAGTCTACACCGGGCTGGTGATGTACCCGGACGCCTGGGATGCCGTGTTTCGGCAGGCATTCGTTGCGGCCCTCTCGGCCCGCCTCGCAATGGCAGTAATCGAGGATAAGGTGCAAGCGCGCGCCATCCGCAGCGAACAGTTGGCTATTGCACGGGATTCGCTGATTGAGGCAAGAGTGCGCGACGGCAACGAGGGATGGACCATCACTGATCACACCCCAGATTGGATCAGGGTTAGGACTTCGCATGGATGGCGTGGAGGATGGTACGGAAGCGGCTGGTCTAATTTTCCGTTTGTCGAGGACGCTGGAGGCGTGTACTAGGTGCCTGATCGTGAAGCCCCAATCAGCCTAGCACAACACTCCTTCGCTACTGGCGAGGTCTCTCCGGGTTTCTACGGACGGCAGGACATACAGAAGTACGGCAGCGGCTGCGCCGTACTACGGAATTTCTACGTTGATCCTCGCGGCGGGGCCACGATTCGGCCTGGCACTCAATTCATCGGCTACCCAGCTACGTCTGGCTACGCTAGGCTGATCCCGTTCCAGTTCTCGCCGGATGTTGGCCAGAGCTATGTGCTGGTGTTCAGCGCCGGCCACATCCGTTTTATTAAGAACCCTGGAACTGCTTCTTATCCAAACGGATCGAATGCTGGGTTTATTCAATCAGGTGGCGTATCTTACGAGGTGTTTACGCCCTACGACGAGGAAGACCTGCGTGGCATCCATTATGTGCAGATGGCCGATGTCATGTGGCTTACCTGTCGTGGACACCCGCGCCAGAAGCTGTCGCGACTTGCCGACGACAACTGGACTCTTGCCCCTGTGACCTCGGTGCCGGACATCGCAGCCCCGACGATGATCTCAGCGGTTGTGAGTGCTGCTCCAACTGGTGTGACACCAGCCCCTGCGGTTGAGACGCGCTATATGTATGCGGTCTCTGCGGTAAATGTGGATGGCGCCGAAAGTCTACCGAGCATCCCTGTTCTGAGCGATGCTGGGATCAACATCGCGGTTACGGCTGGAACTGTTACGGTACTGTGGCATCCTGTAGGTGGTGCGCAGCACTACAAGGTGTGGAAGGCGATGCCAGCGCACGGAAACCGGGTTCCTGCGCCTTCGGAGCAATTCGGGTTCTTGGGCTACTCCTACGGAACCAGCTTTACCGACTCGAACATCGTCCCCGATTTTGCACAGGCACCGATCCAGGCGGCCGATCCCTTCGCGCCCGGTGCCCTCACAGGTTACACGATCACCGCGCCAGGAACCGGCTACATACCCGAGAGCACTCTAATCACCGTCAATGATACCTCTGGATCAGGGGCGGTAGTGTATCCTATCCTTGATACAAATAAGGCGGGAGTGGCTGGCGGCATTGTTGGCCTCTACATTGCTAATCCTGGTAGCGGCTATACCGCACCGACCGCAACCGCTACTGGCGCTGGGACAGGGTTCACTGCCACCTTCACAGTCGGTCCCTCGACTGGCCTTGATCCTGCTGCGGTCGGTATCTTCCAACAGCGCCTCATCTACGCTTCAAGCGATGAGAAGCCGATCTCGTTGGCCGCCTCGCGTCCTGGTGCGCCCGACGACTTCCGCACCAGCAACCCAACTACTGATGGCGATGCCTTCCGACTTGATATCTTCGATCAGCAGGTATCACGCATCTTTTGGCTTCACTCGCTGCCGGGCGGCCTCTTGATCGGCACTAACTCTCACGTTGTCCAGCTTACGGGAGGCAGTGCTGCTGCTGGAAATCCTGTCGCGATTACACCAACTAACGCTGTCATCGTACCACAGTCACAGTTCGGGGCAGCGGACGTCGAACCGATTGTAATCGACCACAACATCCTCTATGTTCGTACTGAGGGCACCATCAACGAACTGACCTACAACTTCTACGCCAACATATACGCGGGTAAGGATATAACGATCCTGTCCAATCACTTCTTCAACGAGGCGCGTGTTTTAGATTGGGCTTACGCAGATAGTCCGAGTAAGGTGGCGTGGGTAGTGCTTGACACAGGAACCCTTCTATCCCTTACTTACGTCAAAGACCAGGAAATTGCCGGTTGGGCACGGCACGACACTCCTAACGGCATCGTCGAGTCGATCACCACGATCCAGGAGGGCGAGGTCAACGCGGTCTATTTCTCGGTGCAGCGCTTTGGCTCGCGCTGGATCGAGCGGCAGGCGCAGCAGCAGCTTTTCCAGGCCAGCGATGCTTGGCAACTAGATGGCGCCTTGTCGATCCGGTCCAACTATCCGGCGGCGCAGCTGGACATTGGAGGACAGACCGGGACGCAGATCGCGATAGCCTCGGCCGCGATCTTCGCGCCGGGCCATGTCGGCTATCACGTTCATGCGGTCAACTCGCGCGGCACGATCGTGCAGTACGACAGCCCGACCCAGGTGCTGATCGCCATCGACCCGGCGCGGCCGTTCTTCGCGCAGTCGCTGTATCCGGGCCTGTGGCGTCTGGACCCGGTGCTGAGCGTCGTGACCGGGCTCGGCCATATGGAGGGCACCACCGTCTACGCGCTGGTGGATGGCGTGGTGCAGGGTCCGTTCACGGTGGCGGGCGGCGCAATCACCCTCACAACTCCGGGATCGCAGGTGGTGGTGGGATATCGGTATCAGGCGCAGTTGCAGCCGCTATACATCGAGACGCCAGAGGCATCTACTATACAGGGTAAGCGAAAGAAGGTCGCCGCGGCCTCGATCCGCGTACGCAACACTCAAG